CGACCTTGTGAACAAGGCGGTGGACGGCAAGGCAGACGAACTGCTGGCGGGCAGCAAGGACGGCAGCGTATACGACGCGCTCCTGGACGAAGTGGAAAATGGCCGGGCGAAGGACGTGCAGGACGAAATAAACCGGCTGCTGACCGCAGGCAAGGACAAGGGCAGCATCAAGACCAAGATTACAAATGCCGTGAAGGAGGAGTATCTGGCCGGAAGCGACGGCGACCGGGAGAGGCTGGAGAAGAAGCTGCTGGCCCTCGAGGACGCAGACGGAAAGCCCCTGTACGAGGAAAAAAACTTTGCGCAGTGGGTGAAGGATGCGGACAAGAAGGCGGAGAAGGTGAAGGACGAGAGAAATTGGTGGGAGGAGGTGAAATAAGATAGGGGCAGACGCTCTGGTGATGGACCGGGGCGTCTGCCCTTTTTGTATGTACGCTTTGGGAAAGTCCGCAGTAGTTTTGAAGCAGGGGACGTGGTAGGCTGGAGAAGAAGAGGTCTTTAGAAACGGCAGCGGACCGGAAGGAAACCTCTCAGCTTTGCAGTCCGCCTGACGGCGGCGCTGCAAAGCAGCTCCCCTAGCGAGGGGAGCCTTTCTCAAAGGAAGGAGCCTCAGAGTGAAAGTAAGGATCATCAAAGACCGATTCGGCGGGATGGGCTGGCGGGCTGAGCCGGGCGTGCTGCATCTGGGCGGCGTAGGAACGGCAGGCGTGGAGAGCCTGAGCTTCGCGCTGCCGGAGGAGTGGAGCGGGATGGCCGTGACCCTGCACATCGAGCAGGAGGGCGGCACGCTGCCCCAGCCGGTGCTGCTGGACGAGAGCCGGACGGTGACGGTAGACCACCGCTTTACCACTGCCCGGCAGGGACTGTGGATGCTGCTGGCCCAGAGCGCGGACGGCTACACAGCCATGAGCTGCCCGGCGAAATACGACTGCTATGACACCATCGGGCTGTCGGGTACGGTGGAGGACGTAGACCCCAGCGTATACGCCCAGTTTGTGGCGCTGGTGCAGCAGGCCGTGAACACGGCCATGAACGAGGGTGCAGCCGCAAAGGACGCGGCCAAGACGGCACAGGCGGCAATGGATGCCGCCCAGAAAGGCGCAGCCGCCACCCAGAAGGAGCGGATGAGCGCCGAGGACGCCGAGAGCGCCGCGGCCCTTGCGGCGGCAAGGACACAGGCAGACATCACAGCTGCGGCGGCGAGTGCTGCCAGCGCACTGGGTGCGGCAGCTGAGACACTGGACGCCTGCACCGCTGCCACTCAGGCAGCGAACCGGGCGGCGAACCTTGCCCCGAAAAAGGAGGAGCGCCGCCTGCTGATGCGTCTGCTGCGGGAAGCTGCCTACCAGACCAGGACCGCCGACACCCTGCTGGACCAGCTGAGCGGGGTATGGGCCGAGGTGCCGGTGGAGGCCGTGCGGCTGACCCGGGACAACCTGACCCTGTATGCGGGAGAGCGGACGGCGCTGGGAGTCCGGATCAGCCCCGAGAATGCAACGGAGCAGACCGTGCTGTGGGAGAGCAGCGACGAGGCTGTGGCCACGGTGGAGGACGGCGTCATCACGGCGAAGACCCCCGGCGGAGCGCGGATCACGGCCCGGGCGGACGGATGCAGCGCAGAGTGCGCCGTGCTGGTGAAGCCGACGGTGGAGCGGGTGAGCCTGAGCACCGACGCCCTGGCCCTGACGGCGGGTGAGACGGCGGTGCTGGACGCAGCCGCCGACCCGGAGGGCGACGTAGCGTGGATGAGCAGCGACGAGACCGTGGCCGAGGTGAGCGACGGCACCGTGACGGCCAAAAAGCCAGGAGCTGCGGCCATCCTCGCAGCCAGCGGCGGGAAATATGCCTGCTGTGCCGTGCGGGTGCGGGAGGCAGAGGTGCCGGTGGAGACCGTGGCCCTGAGCCAGACCGCCCTGACATTGAAGCCGGGGGAGACTGCGGCCCTGACGGCCACAGTCAGCCCGGAGGCCGCTGATCAGGCTGTGGTGTGGTACAGCGCCGACCCGGAGACCGCCAGCGTGACCGGAGGCGAGGTGGTGGCCATCTGCGCCGGAACGACGGAGATCGCGGCCATTGCGGGCGGCGTGAAGGCAGCGTGCAGCGTAACGGTGGCCGAGGACGGCCTGAGAGCCGCCAGCCTGATGCTGAGCGCCGGGACGCTGGAGCTGACGGAGGGCAGGACTGCCACCCTGACGGCCACGGTGCTGCCCACCAGCATCCCCCAGAGCAGCATCGTATGGACCAGCTCCAACGAAGAGGCCGCCGTGGTGGACGGCGGCATGGTGACGGCCCGCGCCGCCGGCGCGGCCATCATCCGGGCCAGCGTGGGCGGCAAGACGGCCAGCTGCACCGTGACCGTAAAGGCGGCGAGGGTGCCGGTGAGCAGCGTGACGCTGGATCGCAGCACCCTTGAGCTGAGCGTGGACGGCACGGCCCGGCTGACGGCCACGGTGCGGCCCGAAAACGCCGACGACCGCACCGTGGTGTGGCAGAGCAGCCGGGAGGACGTGGCCACCGTGAGCGGCGGCATCGTGCGGGGCGTGGCCGAGGGCAGCACAGTCATCAGCGCCACGGCAGGCGGCGTAAAGGCCGAATGCAGCGTGACGGTGAGCCAGGCACTGGTGTGGTGCAGCGTGGTGAACCGGCTGAGCCATGTAACCACCGACCAGACCGCCGTCGTGGTGGCGAAGGGCCGGGCCTACAAAGCCGCCCTGACCGCCGAGAGCGGGTACACCCTGACCGAGGTGAACGTGAAGATGGGCAGCGAGGACGTGACCGGAAGTGCGTGGAACGCCGAAGAGGGCTGCGTGAACATCGAGGCCGTGACCGGAAACATCGTCATCACGGCAAAAGCGGAGGTAAAAGAATGAGTGAACCTATCTACAACAGCGCCGGTGAAGTGCTGTACCCGGGCCTTGCGGGCGACGGGGCTGGATACCGGGGAAGCCGCCTCGTGACCCTGACGCCGGAGAGCTGGGAGAAGGCAGAGGGAGCCTGGCCCCTGATGCAGGACGCACCGGTGCCGGAAGCAAAGACCGGCTATGCGGCTCTCGGCTCCTACCCGGACAACTACGGCGCAGCGGCGCAGGAGGCGGGATGCCCGGCCTACTGCGAGGCGCGGGACGGCTTTGTCCGCTTTTACGCCAGGGCGAAGCCCTCCGGAGACATCCGGGTGCAGGTAACGCTGCTGGGCAACGCGGGCGGCACTGTGGTGACAGGACTGGTGGCGGGGAGCGGTGTGAGGGTGAACCCCACCCTCACCATCTCCGGCGCGGCGGCGGACGCTGCGGCTACCGGCGTGCGCATCAAGCTGTTGGAGATGGTGCATGGCACAGACGTAAGCGGTATCAGCTTTGTTTCGGCCTTTGACACGCTTGACGGCGTGGAGCTGACGGGTGTGTGGAACAAGGCGGCGAGCCGGGTGGAGTTTTGAGAGGAAGGAGGATCAGAAATATGCAGATCAAAGACTTAGCCATTGGCGATGGCTTTGTATACCTGATGGAAGGCAGCACCAAAGTCAAGTTTTACGTGCTGGCCCACAACTACGAGAGCGGCCTGAACGGCAAGGGACGGACGCTGTTTTGCCGGGAGAGTCCGGCGACGAGTGGAATCCGATGTCAAACAGGCAGCAGCTATAGTCTTGGATGGGGCACAATCAATTACGGTGGTACACGCGTAACCAATGCAATATACAAATACCTTACAGACACATATCTATCCAGTTTCACATCCACAGTAAAAAAATGGATCGCAACGACCCAATATAAGGCTTATTCTCCTCGTGATTATTACTCATCACCCTCGAATTTTAATTTAGGTACATTCAACACTGCCTTCTTCACTATTTCAGAAGCAGAAGCTGTGACCAGTGCTGATCATTCGGATGGATCTTTGCTTTCAAAAGAAGCGCGTACTCGACTCGAAAAGATATTTACTGCCTACGGAAATGGCATTTGGACAAGAACCCATAGCAATGCTGATAGTGGCCATGAGGACGATGACGATGGAAGCAGGGATTATTACTATGCTAATGGCTTGTATCTTTCCGGAATAAGCAACTCCGATTGGGGCGTTTTTTCAACCAGATATGCATATAACGCCTATTACGGCTATCTGCCCTGTTTCACCCTGCCGGAGACGTTATACATCGACAAGGACGGCTTCCCGACTGTGAACCAACCGCCGGAGATCACTTCCGATGCAGGCGAGAGCGGCGTGGCGCTGGGCGAGAAGAACGAGCCGTTTACACTGCCCTACACCGTGACCGACGGCGACGGAGACCCCATGACCATCACCGAAAAGGTGAACGGCGTGGCGCTGGCCGTCCGCGAGAACGTGGCCTCCGGCACCGAACTCACGGTACAGTGCCTGAGCGAGAAAGCCCTGTTCCAGCAGATCCTCAACGGAGAGAGCACACTGACTTTGGAAGTGGACGACGGAAAGACCACGACAGAGTGGACGGCGACCTTTACCAAAAACGTGACCCATGCCGTTCTCTCGCTGTCCCAACCGATGACAGCAGACGACACCATTACGGTGGCCGCGCTGACGCTGGAGGGCAGTTTCCCGGCAGACATGAGCCTGACCGTGGAACTGACCAACAACGCATTGGACGAGACCCCCGTGTGGGAGAACTGCACCGACATCCAGAGCGGCGAGGCAAAGGCTTTCGTCCACCACAGCTTTACAAACACAACTGCCGCCCGGGGCTTTGCATTCAACTACAAGGTGACGATTGCCCGAGGAGCTTCCGGCGTCGGTGGCAACATCACCATGATCGGAGGTGTGATCGGATGAGTCTTTGCAAGATGGATAAGAGCCTGAAAGAGCTCCACAAGAAGCTGGAAGAGGCGCGGAAGCTCAGGGAGCTGCCCGGCCTCGTGGCGGGGATCGAGGACGCCATGTGCGAGCAGGACATGGAATCACAGGAGCGGCTGGCGACTATCGAGGACTCGCTGTGCGAGCTGGACGCCGCTATCAACAACAAGTAAGGAGGTAGCATATGGATAAAATCTGGGCAAACAGGTTGATCGCCGGCACCAAGGAATGGGCAGAGATGCCCACAAGCCGCCGCCCCGGGGTCAAGCGGGAGCTGGCCAAACGGGTAGCCGGCGGTGAGATCAGTGAAGAGCGGTATAAGGAGATTACGGGGGAGGACTACTACAATGGATAAACTGCTGGAGCTGCTGGAAAAACTGGTGCGGGCCATCTTTGGTCCCGGTAACGAGGCAGAGACCACCCCTGACGCCCCTGCTACCGCCCCGGAGCAGGTAAACGCTCCGCCCGGCTGGGAGGGAGACCCGCCCTACCGGTTCGTCGATGTGAGCCGGTGGCAGGGAAAAATCAAAATGGAGGGCTGGCAGGCTATCAAGGGGGCTGGCTACAAGGGCGTCATGCTCCGGGCCTGCGGGAACAGTGCTAGCTACAACCCCAGCAAGGCGTACATCGACCCGACTTTCGAGACCAACTACGCTAACGCCAAGGCAGCGGGGCTGAATATTGGTGTCTACTATTTCACGAAGGCCATGAGCGAGGCAGAGGCCGACAAGGAGCTGGCGGTACTGCGGAAGGCGCTGCGGGGCAAAGAGCTGACCATGCCGGTGGCGGTGGACATGGAAGACGCCATGCTGACTATTCACAAGCCGAAAGACCTGACCAACCTCGCGGCCTACCACCTCGAGCAGATCGAGAAGATGGGGTTCTTCGCCCAGCTCTACACCTACACGAGCTATGCCAACCGCTTCCTTGAGATGGAGCGTCTGGCCGGGCGGTGGGACATCTGGCTGGCCGACTACACCGGCAAGACGCCCAACGTGACGTTTAGCTACAACGCCCACCAGCACACCAGCAAGGGCAGCGTGCCGGGTATCTCCGGCGACGTAGACCTCAACGTCACCGAGCGCAACTACCCCCGTATCATCATGAAGAAGGGCCTGACCCGTCTCCGGGAGGGCGCATGAGCGAAGCAATCATCGTAGCCATTATCACCGGCGGTCTGAGCCTGATCGGCGTGATCGTCTCCAATAACCACACCGCCCAGAGCATGGACGCCAAGCTGGACAAGCAGCAGGCGATCACGGACACGAAGCTGGAAGAGCTGACCCGGGAAGTCCGGACGCACAACAATTTCGCCCAGCGCGTCCCGGTGCTTGAAGAACAGATGAAGGTGGCAAACCACCGCATTGCAGACCTCGAAAAAGAGAGAGGGGAGTAATACATGGCAACGATCAATAACATTTTGGGCGTCATTCCCGCCCCGGTGGCGGCAGTTCTCATGCTGGGCGGCTTTATCTTTTACGCCCTGGGCTGCGTCCGGCTGGGCTATGGCGCAGCGGTAAAGCCGCTGGTGCTGGACCTCATCGAGCGGGCAGAGCAGGAGATCCAGGGGACAAAGCGCGGCGCAGAGCGCAAGGCGTGGGTCGTCAAGATGCTCCGGGCCGCCCTGAGTACCAGCAAATACGGCAGGCTCATCAGCTGGGCCATCACTGATGAGACCATCGGACGGGTGATCCAGTTTTTCTTTGACCGCATGAAAGCGGCGCTGGAAAAGGAGTAAGGAGGCATAATACATGGACTTGAGAAGCACTGTCGAAATGATGCTCAGAAAGGACATCCCATGAACGCACATATCACCACTCCCCGCACCGTATCCGCCGCCACCCTGGCCCGCACCGCCGTGCTGGCTCTGGCCCTCATCAACCAGATCCTGAGCGCCGCAGGCAAGCCCGTGCTGCCCATCGAGAGCGCCCAGCTCGAACAGCTCATCTCCACCGGCTTCACTACCGTGTCTGCGCTGGTCAACTGGTGGTTCAATAACAGCTTTACCAAGGAGGCCATCCAGGCCGATGCTGAGTTTGAGCGGCTGCGGAAGAGCGTGAAGTAAGGCGCAAACGACCGTTAAATAGGAAGAAACTGCGCCACCTGCTGCGCAAGGGAGGTGGCGCAAGAGGTGGCGCAGGTAGTTTCTATTTTAACGAAGATATGTTATAAAATCGGAAATATTGACGGCCTCGTAATGAGCAGGTCGTCCGTTCGAATCGGATCAGTAGCTCCAAAAATCCTACAAATCAACGTCAAAATTTGACTGATTTGTAGGATTTTTTCTTATTTAAGCTGGCGCGTGCGAAGAAAACCGCAACAAAAACCGCAACATGAGGTGCTCAAAATCGAGAATTAAGGGTTTGGGGCAAAATTTTCAATGAATTAAGTAATAGATAATTGTCGTGAAATCGGTTTGAGAAAAAGGACAGAACGGTGGATGTATGAACTTTCCAGAAGAACAGCTGGGTCGCGTTGGACAAAAATTCTCAGATATAGGGCGAAAAATCGAACATATCAAGACACTTGACTTGGTCAGCTGCGTTGCAGAGGTTGAACAGCTCTGCGGTGAGATTCAAGCCGCAACGGAAGAAATGAGGCATATACTTGCGCTGATGAAGTTCTAACAAACAAAAAACTCCCCCTCTGCACATAGAGTGCAAAGGGGGAGAAACTCCGACTTATGAGCCGATAAGCCAATCACTTTCAGGCTTAGCGATGAGACGAGCGTTGTTGTAAGCCATATCCAGCGTCAAACAGGTGTGCCCTGTGTAAACACCATTACGCGCACCAACTGCGAGCGATAAGTCAACCTTTTTAGGATCGCCCAAGCTAATAGGGAGCAAGAACTGAATGCGTCCGTGATAATACTGAGGCACAGCCGCCTTATAGTTTTCTTTTACGCGAATTTTTGCGTAATCCAATGCGGCCCGGAACAACATGGGGAGATTGCTCATATCCCTATACTGTTCTGGAATACGCTTGCGATTCCTTTCGTCTTCTAAAATGTGGTCGATATTGATACGCATTTCGAGACGGGTGTCAAACATCAAATCCGAAATGCTGTCAAAATAGCTTGCCCGTTCCGGCAATGGGGATATCTGACTAAGCTCTACTGCGGATTCCTTATAAAATCCTCGGAGCTTCCATTTCGCCCGACGTTCAGTGTCGTTTCTGCCAAACAGAACAAAGATTGGTTCAAAGTTCGGTGTGAATAGACCTGTATTGAAGCACATCTCCGTGTCCGTTTCGTATATGTAATTGCGCTCGGGGTTAGCTTCTTGCTGCGCCCGGAGACGATTGAACGTATGGTAAACGTAATTTTCTAAGATGATGTTTTTCCGCGTACCGGGTGTTTCAGCGTAGTTCCAACGTTCCGGACGCGCCATATCGGCCAATTCCTGAACGGAGTTGCCGAAATTTCCAAGATACGCATATTTTCTGAGAGTGGGGACTGAGTAATTAGTCATAAAAGGCTCCTTCCTATAAGGAATACGCCATTTTTATTCCCTGAAAGCTTGACATTTAATGAAACCTCTAGTATAATGTCAACAGGAAACGTTGTAGGCCGCTATTCCGCTAATGTTTTAATGCTTACAGTAAATAGGCTAATGCCAGATACAGAGAGACACCGCAACGTGCAAGTTGGAACGGTGTCTCTCTCTTTTTAGAGGTTTCAACAAATATTATACCATATCTTCTTGTTTTTTACAACCCCCAACAAAAAATCCCCCTGCACCAGCCTTTTTACGGGTCATGGTACAGGGGGATTATCATTTTACGCTGACTTTGCGCTGACTCAGCCCAGATTCAGCGTATTCTGGGCAGCGGCCTGCTTGGCGGCGACGTGATTGGCGTCGATCTGGGCCTCAATACGATTTTCGAGGTACTGGGTCGTATCGCCGAAGTTGCTCTTGATGTAGTCCTGCGCGTCGTTGCTCATGCTTTTCAGGGCAGCAGACACGGTCCGCATCAGTGCTTCCTTCTGCTCCGCCTCATTGAACGTCCCGGCGGCTTTGAGGTCGTTGACGTATCTCTGGTTCATCGCGGCCACGGCATTGGCAACGGCATCGCCGATTTCCTGGACGAGCCGCTGCGCCTTGATGTTCTGAGTCTGGGCGTTGATTGCATCAACGGCAACTGGCAATGCCTTTCTGGATGCAGGCGGTCACGATGGGGACGCAGACCAGCAGGGCGACGTACAGCAGGCTTCTCGTAAACTCATTCATATTCGGTTACTCCTTTCATTCAGTGAACCTGATTCTTCAGGCTGTTCATCCGCTTATCACCTTCGATGGCGGCGGCGGTAAAACTGTTGTTCTTCCACCATGCGGCCAGCGCAGCGCCGACGGTAAACCCGGTGGAGATCATCTGTTCGAGCTGGGCGCTCTCGATGGGAAGCAAAGGCTTACCCGCTGCGCTGAGCAGCTGATTTGCCAGGGCGAGGCCCAGCACAGCAGTGCGGGT